CCGAGAATTCGGGTGCCGAGACCAACACGAACGGCACAAACAACCCTAACACCGAGGGCAACGGTGGAACAGACGGTGCTGCTGCCGGTTCCAAGCAGACATACACTCAGGAGGACCTGGACAAGATCGTGATCGAGAGAACTGGAAGAGCTGAGAAGTCAGCGCTCAAGTCTTTCTTTCAGCAGCAGGGACTTACTGAGGAAGAAGCGAATGCCGCCATAGCCGACTACAAGAAGGCTAAAGCAGATAAGGCAGAGGCTTCAAGAAATGATGCCAAGGCACAGGCTGAACGTGCAGATGCTGCTGAGAAGAAGGCGCAGGAAGCGATCGCAAAAGCGAACGCAGTCCTGATCAGGGCGAATGCACAGATCCAGGCTGCCAATCTTGGTGTCAAAAGCAACAAGCTGGATTACGTGGTCAAGATGGCAGACCTTACCAAGATCACCATCGATGATAGTGGTAATCCGGACGAGGCGGCGATCAAAGAGGCCGTCGAACAGGTCCTTAAGGATGTTCCGGAACTGAAGGACACGAAGGAGACTTCAGGCTTCAAGATCGGAGCTGACGGAAATAAGGATAAAGGAGGGGATAACGATGACGCGATACGTCGCGCCTTTGGTCTGCCTCCGAAGAAATAAAGATTGACATAGGAGGAAAAGAAAATGTCAAACAGTATTGCATTGTTTAAGAAGTATGTTCCTATGCTTGATGAAGTATACAAGAACGCATCACTTACAGCTGTACTTGATAGCGATCCTGAACTCTTCCAGGCTGGAGCAAATGCAAACGAGATCGTCGTACCCAAGCTCGACATGCAGGGTCTCGCAAACTATAGCCGTAACAGCGGTTATGTAAACGGTGACGTAACACTCACACACGAGACAAAGCAGTTCAACTATGAGCGTGGCCGTATGTTCTCCGTAGACGCTATGGACGATGAGGAGACAGCAGGTGTTGCTTTCGGTAAGCTCTCCGGTGAGTTTATCCGCACCAAGGTCGTTCCTGAGGTTGACGCAGTAAGATTCGCTCAGTATGCAGGCACAGCTGACATCGGTACAGCTTCTGCAAATATCTCTGCAGGCGGTTGGTATGCTGCTGTATCTGCAGGTAATGCTGCTCTTGATGATGCAGAGGTTCCTGCTGAGGGAAGATACCTCTTCATTACACCTGCTGGTCTCAAGGATATCGAGGATATGGATACCACAAAGTCCAAGGCTTGTCTTGCTTCTTTCGCCGGTATCATCAAGGTTCCTCAGAGCCGTTTCTATACCAAGGTTTCTCTTGCAGCTAACGGCGCAGGCGGTTATTCCAGACATGCTGACGGTAAGAACCTCAATTTCATGATCGTTGCCAAGTCTGCAGTTCTCCAGACGATCAAGCACCAGGCTCCGAAGGTAATCACACCTGAACAGAACCAGGATGCAGATGCTTGGAAGTTCGGCTACAGGATCTATGGTCTCAACGATGTATATGAGAACAAGGTCGCTGGTATCTATGCACACGTGGTAAGCTCAAACCCCTGACAAGCCCCTCGGTTGAGCCCGAGGACAGTGGGGCTACGATTTACGACTCGGCAGTGAGTGATCTCCAGACTGACGTTTCCGTAGTAGGAAACAACATAACGGGAACACTCAACCATTATGATACTTCGAGCCAGCTTGTCGATTATTGGGGAGAAGGTAACTTCCTTGCCATGAAGGTCAAGGGAATCACCGAAGCCATGACTTCCGTTAAGGTCGGTCTGAGACCTACCTATGGCGGTCCCGGCGGAACAACTCCGATCGATGACGACAGCGGCCTTGTCGAGATCAGTGATGATCCTGACAAGAACTTCGCAGCATTCATCAATGACAAGGATACACAGAAGCTCATACTCCTGACCACAGATGGTACAACGACTATCCGCAAGGAATATGACTTGTCAACACTTGTATGTCTGTAAGGAGGTGCTTTATGAGTATCATGATTGGACCTAAGAAGGAACAGGGTAAGGGTAAGACACCTAAGACTGAGACTTCTGAAAAGAAAAAGAAGTGACGGAGGATGAAGCAGTGAGCATATCTTACGCGGATTACGATTTCTATCAAAACACATATCACGGGGATGCGTTCTCTTCTCAGACCGATGCCATGAAGGTCCTGAACCGCGCTTCTGACGCGGTTAGACAGGCTATCAGGTATCGGGATGAGAGAATAGCTCCTACTGCGTTTCAGACAGAACACCTGAAGCGTGCGACATGTCTTGCTGCCGATTACTTCCAGGCGACGGGGAACGCAGGCGTTATTGCAGGAGGCGTTTCGGGTTATTCGATAGGTGATGTCAACATGCAGCTGGGCGGTGCATCCGATCAGAATGCTATGTCATCCTATGGTGTGCCTCAGCGTGCAGTTGATGAGCTTATCGTGACCGGGTATCTGTACAGGGGGATCTGAGTATGATCGGAAAACTTAGATATCCGGAGTTTGCAGATGTAACACCGGCAACGATCGTCTTTGACGGTGAACCGACAGAAGACGGATCCGATCCTACTGGAACGACCTGGACAGGCAACGTGAATCTCTCAGAGAAGAGCAAGCGTGTTCAGGATGGTAACGGTAGGTGGGTATCCCTGGCATGTGTCATACATGCCAAGGGCGATATCCTGAACGGTGCCGAATTCAAAGGCGGCAGGGTGACTGTCGCAGGGTTTACCAACAGGACGATAGTTACGCTTAACAGACCAAGGAACCCTGACGGAACCGTGAATCATACATATATCGAGGTGATCTGAATGAAAATCAACTTCAATGACAGGACCTTCAAGAAGATCGTTACAGCTGCAGACCGTGCGCTGGCGAAGACCGGTGAGGCTGTCTTGACTGATCTCGTTCAGAGCGGAACGATGCCTTTCGATACAGGTGAGATGCAGAACAACAGAACCTTTGTGGATATGAAAGATGTCAACAGGGGAGAAGTAGTTATCAGAACACAATCGCCACAGGCCAGAAGGCTCTATTACCATCCTGAATACAACTTTCAGAAAGGTAAGAATGCCAATGCAGGCGGAAGATGGTTTGATCCGTATCTTCCTAACGGAAAGAAGGACGGTTTTGCACAGAAAGCCTTTGCCACGCTGATGAGAAGGGAGATGGGCGGATGACATTTACTACACAGGAAATGGTCGACTGGCTTAAGACAAAGAAGCTGACGGGCTTGTATGCCGGATATATACCGAAAGACAAGCCTCAGGTCATCGGTGTCTATTCCAGGACGAATCCGGTGCATGTACAGGGGTACACGTCTTCGTACAATGTCAAAGGCTTTACCATTCTCGTTCACTGGAATAAGAGCCTGTATGACACGGAAACAAAAGCGAATGCGATCCACGACCTGCTCGACAGAGCAAACTTTTCAAACACCAGTCATAACGGCTGGATAGAGTGTGAAGGCAATCCCGTTGATGTCGGAAAAGATGAGAACGGGATATGTGAATGGACACTCGACGTGACGGTACACGTCAAGAATAATACTAATACAGGAGGAAACAGTAATGTCTGAAAACACAACAGTTGTAACAACTGACGAAGAGGCTTTTTCAGGTGTTTTTCCGTGCTATGAGGGAATGCTTCAGATCGATATAAGCGGTACTTACACAGATATCGCTGATATGGAGTCTGTTTCCATTTCTATCGATAACGGTATCGAGGAATGGAACCCCTATGGTGAGGAAGGATGGACCAGAAGACTCATGACTGCAAAGAGTGTAACGATCAGCGTAACCGGTAAGAGAAATGTCGGAGACGCAGGTAATGATGCTATTGCAGCTTATGCGTTTAAGAACGGCAGAGATGCCGAAGGCAACTTCCAGATCACGCTTAAGAACGGAGATACGATTGAATTCGAGAATGCGGTCATTTCCGTAACGGCACTTGAGTATGCTGATTCAACCAATGTTGCTCCGCTCGAGTTCGAGGTTCAGAGCAACGGCAAGCCTACCATAACAGAGGCTGCATCAGGCTGATAAGCCGGCAACA